CTGGTCAAGGGCACGCCGCTGGTGTTCTTCACGTGGATGTAGACGCTGCCCGCCAGGTCACCATGGATGTGAGGGATTGCCACCACCGTGCCGGCGGCCGTGACACCCGCAGCGATCAGCGCATCCGTCAGCGCCTTGTCCGCTGCAGCCATCAGGCCCGGAAGGCTTGCTGTCGCAACGGGCAACGTCACATCCGCGCCGGTGCTGCTCGCCAGCAGCCGGGTCGCTGCGTCATAGGTCAGATCAGTGCCTGGCACCAATCCGGCGATGTCCTGCGCCGTGGCGCGTCGGCTGTTGCCGCCCTGTACCAAGTACACGAGCTCAGTGCCAGCGAGCGGCGTTGTCGCTGCTGTCAGCTGTGAAACCTTTGAGTCAGCCATCACGCCTCCAGTAGCACCTTGAAACCATCTTCCTGCAGGATGTTGAAACTATCCTCAAGTAGCAATCTGCCGACTGCGACCTTAGTCAGCAGCATCATGCAGAACATGCCATCGTCAACCAGCAACGGCGCCTCGCGTACCGTGAAAGCATCACTGCCCACGTTCACGCTGTCGCCATAGGTCACACCGCCGAACAGGGCAGTCTCTGCGCGAAGCAGATACTCATTCGTGATCACCCTGCCATCAGCGACATACTCGCCCGGCGCATCCAGGATGCCCAGGCCGCTGGCACCATTGGCTGTTACCGTCAGGCCGAAGTCCTCAAGGAAATCAGCCGGATCACCAGGGACAGAAGGTGGCGCCAGCGTGGCAGTGTCCTTCGTCAGGAGCATCACGCAGAACGCACCATCGTCGGCGATCAATGGCGCCTCACGCACGGTGTAGGCATCGCCCGCCACCGTGACGCTATCGCCATAGGTCAGACCACCGAACTTTGACACCTCAGCACGCAGCTGATATTCGTTCGTGATCACGCGACCATCGGCCACGTACTCACCAGGCATGTCGAGGATCCCCAGACCCGTGGTGCCATTCGCGGTCACAGTGACCCCGAAGTCTTCCAAGAAATCAGTGGGATCCTCAGACCATGCCATCGTTCAGCTCAACCTCAGCCGTACTTCTTCAGACCGAAGCCGACGCAAGCCACAACGCTGGAAGGTGTACCAGTTGCGGCGGAACAACTCAGGCGAATGTATCGCTTGAGGTCGTTGCTGTTGAGTGTAATCACTTGCTTGCCAACAGCGTTAGCAACAGCAGTAAAACCACCACCGGTCGCAGCGGTATACGTTGAATTGTCGGCAGATTCTTCAATGCGAAATGTCAGGGTTGCACCTGCACCTGCCGCAGTATTGGTGAGGATGAGTTGCACATCACCTTCGTAATCGGTGAGGTCAATTCCGGTTTGGTTACCAGTCGCGGTAATCGTAGTAGGGGTCAGCAGATTGAAGTGCTGGAGCTTGTCCAGCGTCAGTTCATGCAGGGCCATGGGTCCGAGGGGTGCGAGGTTTGCGAGCCCGAGGCAAAACCGGAGCGGTCGCCTCGGGCTGGGGGTCTGGGGCAGGAACCGGATCCCGCGCCACCTCAGCCTTGCCGCTGCCAAGCAGCAACCAGGCATCAGAGCTGGATACCTCAACCACATCACCAACCCGGGCAGGCTGGCCGCTGATCGAGGTCTGGCGCAGGATCCGAATCCTCATGGTCACAGGGTGTTATTACCGCGGCAGAACGCCTCAGGGTGACGGACAGCGAAGTCCAGATCCTGCAGCGCAATCACTCGGACGCCGCCGCTCTTGGCCAGGGCTGCCATATCGACGTTCAGGTCGATGCCGGACCACAGGCCCAGGAGCAGCTGATTCCACACGCCGAAGAACACATCACCAGCGGCCACCTGGTTCGAGCGAACCACGGGATAGCCATTGACGGTGCCGCCGGGCTCAAGCACGAACTGAGCCGCGCCGGATGCCTTGTCGGTCGTCTTGAATGCGCCGTAGCGGGTGGAGTTCGTCAGGTATGCCATCGCGCCGATGTCGGCGTTGTCGGCGTTGATGCTGGTCTCCATGTCCACCAGCTCCGCATAGGTCGGGGAGTCGGCAGCGAAGTCCTTGGTGTTGATGCCGGTCGTGAGCTTCACGCCCTGCGGCTCGCCGCTGGCACCCAGGCCATAGAGGCCGACGCGGTCGATCTCCAGCGCCAGGGTTTCGACCAGGTCATTGCGAACCATGGTCTCAACGTCCAGGCTGGACTGCAGCATCAGCCGGCGGGTGAAATCGGTGTAGGCCCCCACGGTGCGGGCGGTCATGGTCACCTGATCAACCGTCGGGTTGCTGCCGGTGGGATCGCCACCTTCGGCCAGCCAGTAGGCGGTGCTGGCGCCAGTCTTGCGGGGGATTGCAACCGGGCCCTGAAGGCCGGTCAGCGTGGTCATGCCCAGGGCGTTCAGCGCCAGGCGGTTACGCAGCTGTTCAATGAAGCTGCCGGGGCGGGCGTCGGTGAAGACCAGATCACCAGCGGCGCTGGCGCTGCCGACGGTCAGGTCGCGCTTCAGCACGTCATGCGGCACCCAGATGCCACGGGCAGCCTGGCCAGTCTTCTGCTCCACAGCAGCCGAGCACTCGCGCTCGAAGGCCGCGGCCTCCTGCAGTGCACGGTTGGTGGGATCCATCTGAGCGCGGATCGCGTTCAGGAAGGAGAAGCTGCGGGCCTCCTTGTCGGTCAGGCCGATGTCGGCGGAGCCGCTGGCGATGGGCTGGGCGGCAGGGGCCACAGGGGCAGCAGGGGTGGCGGGTTGCTTGGCACGCTTGCCGATTGCAGCCAGCACATCACGCATGGCGTCGGCTTCAGACGCGCCACGCTCGATCAGGCCTTGAGCCAGATCGTCGGCGCTGTGCTCACGGCACAGGCTGGTGATGCTGGCGACGCGGGTGCGCTCATCGGCCGCAGCCTGCGCCCGCACCGCCTCGATGTCGATGGTCGGTTCCATGGGTTTGGTGGTTGGGGGGTTGGTTGCGGCCGGAGCCGCGGCAGCGTCATCGTCGAGACTTCGCCCGATTCCGACGCTGGCATCAGCTGGCACGCTGACGACGGACACCTCATGGGGTTGCCATGAGATGGCCAGGATTCCGTCCTGGCCGTTCGAGCGCAGCGGCTGCGCATCGGTGATGCTGTAGCCCACCGACACATTGCGAAGAATGCCATCGCGGATGTCGGTCAGCTTCTCCTCTGCGAATGCGCTGCGTGAGAACCGCACACGGACATAGCCGCGAGCATTCTCAACCCAGCCCTTTTCAATCACACCCAACACTTGGTTGGGGTCGTGATTCCACAGAAGAGGAGCACCATCATTCAGGCGAGTCATATCCATGGCGCCGTCGCCATGGCTCAACACCTCGGGACCGTACCAGCGATCAACGGGAACCTCTGAGCTGAAAGGAAACTCCAGCGTGCGGGCATCTTCTTCGCCTTTGCCGCGGACAGCGGTGGCGTAATCGAAGGAAGCCACTCGCTGCAGCGGCTCGCGGTTCAGCTCGCGCAGATCCATCGTTCGGCCATTACCTGAACTCAGCATAGCCCTGTCACCCGTTGCCTCCTCGAACAGGATCGGCTTGTAGTCGTGATCGGCCAGCCATGCCTTCGCTTCGGCGACGGTGTAGCGATCGGCATCGAAGCGAATCGCCTGAATCTCCACAGGTTGATCTGGGTTGATGCCGAACACGAAATCAATCCCAGGACCACCGGCATCCTGCTCACGTGCGAATCGTTCAAACTGATCGGGATCGACCAACCTGGCAGCGTGCTCATTCGGATATGGCATCAGACCATGCCTCCGTCAGCGGCTGCCAATGGGTCGGCATTGGGGTCTTGGCTTGCGGCCGCGCTGGCGTCTGCCGGAGTGGACTGCGCCGCGATGTCATCAGTGGCGTAAGGATCTTGAGGGATGATGCTGCCCGGCGGGCGGGCTTGGGTCAGACCGGCGCCGGACACCTTGCCCGGGTCGATGTCGAGCGTCAGGCCCAGCTCCTGCGCACGAGCCCGTTCTGATGCCAGATCCTGCAGCAGGTCTTCCAGGTCGCCGCCACCAGCGGCCACGATCTCGGCCTGGCTCTTGAAACCGCACCTGACCGCGTCCTTGTACGCGGCCACTTCCTTCTGTGGATCCACCCATTCCCAACCACGAGGAAACCACTTCACCGCCTCGTAGCGCTCTGGCATCAGATCAAACCCAGGAAGCGTCAGCTCACCGGCTGCCTGCGCCGCGATCAGCCACCGCTCGAACACCGGCTGACACACGTGTTCAATCAGCCAATCCTGCAGCACCCGCCACATCTCGCGGTCCTCCAGCAGGCTCAGCCGGCTGGAGCTGTAGTTGCTCTGGCTGAAGTCACGGCTGATCGTCTCATAGGAGCAGCCGATCGCCGCGGCCACCGCGCGCAGCATCCCACGCATGAACGGCTCGAACTGAC